TTCGCATCGCTCTGGCTGGCAAGTGCCAACTGCAGCACAACGTGCGTCGACACTGTCAGAGCAAAACTTGCCCTACGGATGTTGCAGGAAGTCGCGCGGGCAGCCTACGCAATGGAACTGCAGCCTGACATTCGCCGATCCTGGCAACATCCGCGCTCGTTTTCCGTACCACAGAAACGCTGAAGGCCCCGTAATCGGGGCCTTCAGGATTGCAGATGGCGGAAGCGCAGAGATTCGAAATCAACGCCTGCCGACTATAGAGGCACGTATTTGCTGGCCTGCAGCGCTGCGCGATGGGCTGATGGGAACGAAATGGGAACATTTTGGGAACCGGTGGATAGCCGAAAGCCCCGAATTACGGGGCTTCCAGCGGTTTTCGGCGTGGGAATGAGCGTCGTTACAGCTTCAGCTGCCGCTCGATGAGGCTGGTCATGTCCGCGGCGTCCTCGTTGATCCAGGTGCCGTAGTGCTTGTGAATCATCGCCGTGGACGTATGCCCCATCTGCTCGGCGATCCAATCGAGCGGCACCACGCCGCTGGTGAGCATCTGGCTGGCGAAGGTGTGCCGGCAGTTGTTCGGGCCACGATGGCGGACACCCGCCGCCCGCAGGTGAGCGTTCCACCAGCCGTTGCGCATGTTGTCTGCTGTTGAATACGCCTGATCGGTGTGCGAGTTGTGGAAGACGAAGCGCACGTTCTGTTTCCGGATCGTCCGGTTGTCCCGGTCCGTCACCTCGATCTCCACGGCCGGCAGATTCTTCGTCCGCTCCGCCTGCTCCCGCAGCGCCTCGAGGGCCGGCTTCAGCAGTTTCAGCTTGCGCGTCGAGCGCTTGGTCTTCGTCACCTTGTAGGCGCTGCGCACCCGGGCGCGGCGGAAGATCACCTCGCCCCGCTCCAGGTCGACATCCTCCCAGGCCAGCGCGATCGCCTCACTCACCCGCGGCCCCGTCCAGATCATGAACTTGATCAAAGCCAGTTCCTGCTCACGGCCAGGTGATAGCGTGCCGAGGATCGCATCGATCTCCTTGCGCTCGAACGGGTCCGGGTCTTCATCGTCCGGCATCCGGATCACGATGCCCTCTGTCGGGTCGAACGCCACCTGGTTCGTGGTGCGGTACAGCTGATAGATCTGCCGCACGATTGCCACGATCTCGCGCACCGTCTTGTTGTGCAGCTTGGGCATCAGCTTCTTCTGCACCCACCGCTGCATCTCCACGAACGTGATGTCCTCGGCCTGTCGATCGGCCCATTGCCGCCGGATGTGGCAACGGATCTTGCTTTCGTGGCTACTGATCGCCGAAGGCGCCAGTTCGTTGCGCTTGATATCCAGCCAGAGGTCGATCCAGTGGCCGAAGTTCGCCTCCTTCACCCGCGCTGAATCGGGAAACCAGCGCGCATAGTTAAACGTCCCGGCCTGGATCTCGTGCCGAATGATCGCCGCCTGCCGCTCCGCCCGTTCCAGGTTGCCGGGCGTTGGCTCGCCGGCGAACGGCTCCTTGCATAGCTTCCCCTCGTAGCGGAAGTACACCCTGATCGAGCGGCCCCTTACCTCAACTCCATCTGCCATATGCGTCCCCACGCGAAACCCAGCGGGCACGGTACCGGTGCCACACCCGCAGCAATAGAAAAAGGCCCGTTGCCGGGCCTCGAATTGGTTGGTCAGATTTCTAGGTAAACCAGCCTTAGTGCGCGCCTTCTTGAGCTAAACGGTACTGCCAGTGGTGTCCACCATCGCCGTGGCTGACGTACTCCACGCGAATGCCATGCTGCTCGCCCTGCCACTGGGCCAGCGTTGCATGTACCCAACGGCCGAGGATGTGTTTCCAGTCTGCCGGTAGCAGGGTCTTAACCTCAGCGTCCGTTATCAACTCCGCGCTCTGGCGCTTGATCGTCAGGGCGATGACCTCAACGAACAGCGACGATTGCGCGATCGAAGAGCGCGCGCAGTCCTCACCGCTCAAGCCTGGATATGGCCACTGGTGGGCGATGAGCGCAGGGGCCTGGGGCATACAGACAGCCGAAGCCAGGTTCGCTATTGAAAAAAGGTCCGGCTGCGCTTGCGCGTGGTCAGCCATGGCTCACCTCCTTTGCCTTCGGCGTTTCCGGATGCACGAACAACTCCACCCCGTTGCGCAGCAGGTCGCGTTGGGTCTCCCGGAGCAGCGCCGGATCGAGGCCCAGTTTGCGGGCCATGGCTTCGGCGGCCTGTCGGGCGCCGATGGTGTTGCTGGCGGTACGCTTCTCGCCGCGTACGGTGGCCACGTAGGTCATGCCGGCGAAGCGGGTGCGGATCTCAACGGGCATAGCGGCGGCCTCCCTGGGCTTTCTTCGCGGAGACGTTGGCCATATAGCTGGCCCACTCGTTCTGCTTGATCTGCTGGCGGATGCGGCTGCAGGACGCGTGCTTGCGGGTGGAGCGGGCCTTGCCGCAGATGTCGCAGAGGCTGGGCAGGTCCAGCCGTTGGCTGGCCATAGTTGGGCGTTCACGCATGGCGCACCTCCTCCTGGAACAGCCGCTCCCATTCCGAGCTGATACGCCCGGCCTTGTTGCGGTTGCGGGCGGTGACGCTGGGTGTTTCGGCATAGCAGGCCTTGCAGACGCTGCCGAGGCCGTCCGACTTGGCGGCCTGGCGGTAGAAAAACTCGGTGTCGGCCGGCCAGGTGTCGCCGCACTTGCGGCAGAGCTTCTCCGGGACGTCGGCGATGGTGATCAAGTGCAGGTGGCGGGCTGGGTTATGCTGTGCCCCGCCTCCCTGGGTGTGATGTGCTTGCATGGTGCTTCTCCTTGGGTTGGTCAGGCCCTGGTGAGTTGCCGCTCACCGGGGCCTTCTTGTTTTCAGCGTGCGATCAGCAGGAACAGGTCCGGCAGGTGGTTGGCCGCGGTCAGCAGACCGGCCAGGCCGGTGCCGATCCAGCCGGTCATGGCCAGTCGGGCGCGCAGGCTGAGGCCAGGTTCGTCATCGTCGTAGTGGTTCATCGCAGCCACCCTCACGCCTGGCCCACAACGGGCGGAACGCCCTGGTTGAGCATGTTTCGCACGTTCGCCACCAGCTCGGTCGGGGCCAGCGCCTTCTCGTTTTTCACCGGCTGCGGCAGCAGCTTGGCTGCCTCGGGGAACAGGTCTTCAACCTGGCGAGAGGTACGGCAGGCCAGCAGCACGTCCATAGCCTGGGCGCGGAACGCCACCGCCGCGTCGATCACACCTGCAAGCTCGGAGCAGATCAGCAGCGCGAGCGATTCCAGCGCCGGGTCGGTGATCAGTCGCATGTTATTCAGCCGCGGTACCGCACCGGTCGGGCACTTCAAGCCGATTACCCAGTGGCAGTGGTAGTGCTGACGCTCCAGGTAGCGGGCGACGCCCGCGAACCCAGGCGAGCCGAACACTTTGCTGACCAGTGCATTGCGTGCGTCATCGTCGCGGTGTTTGTAGATAGCCACCAGCTGCTGCTCGCTCGGGTCGTTGTCCTTGCGCGGCTTCATATAGGTCGGCTCGCAGCTTGCGGTGGCGGTGACCGCTCCCGCCTGAATCAGCTCGGCCCAGTGCTTTTTGCTCAGCCCCGGCAGCGTCTCGACTGCGGCGATGTGCTTGGCCCAGAACTGTTTATTGAGCGCAGCCAGGTCCGCGGCGATGCGGGGGCCATGCTGGACCACTGCCTTAACGGTCAGCTGGTCGGCGACCTCGTCGCGCATTGCTTTGGTGATGGTGAAATGCTTTTGCATGGTGCTTCTCCTTGGGTTGGTCTGCTTACTCGCCAGCCTTGTTGGCCAGCGTGTACAACGTGTGGCTCGAGGCGGCGTCGGGTAAGCGATCGACACTCGCTACACCTTCCTCGTCGAACCTGATGAGCAGCCCGCCTTCACGGAACGCGTCTGGCAGTTTTTCTCCCATCTTTT